CTTCTGCAATTTTGTTATTAGTGTCTTCCTTAGGACCAGCATTCACGCTATTACCAAGGGAAACCACGTCTCCAACAATAAAGTCAGAACCACTGAAAGTATTCAGGATAGTTACTCTATAATCAAGAACATTAGTAGGACGGAACCTAGCATAGTTATAAAGTGGATCATATGTACTAGTGTATGTCCATGTAACGGAATTATCCGTCGCTGTTCCTGTTGTATGGGTTGGTGCGGTTGTACCAGTGGTACCAGCAACTGTACAGGTATATTTGTTTCTACCGAAGTATACAGTATCATCAACTTGATATGATCTGGTTTCTGCCCAAGGGGTAGCATCAGTTGGCACAGGCCATGGATAGTCCAGAAGATTAACTTCAATGTTTGGAGCATCGCTAATAAATTGCCAAACCACAGCACCATCAGTTACTGCACCGATAGTATGAGTAGGTTCGGTTACACCAGAGGTTGCATTGTTAGTTGCATAGTAAATCTTGTTATCTGACCAAACTTGGTCATTTACAGCATATACCTTACCTGCTTCCCATGCAGTTTGTGGACGAGAGACTTCAAACGAAATTTCATCAATAGTATTAGTCTCACCAAGGTCATTTTGGAACAGATCAGTATTATTGAAGTTACCGAAGATTTTACCTACTTTATAGGTAGTACCAACGCCAGGATCGTCAATACTGCCGACTGGGACATCAACAATGGTACCAAATGCTTGGACAATACCCTGAGCATTGGTTTGTTGGATAATTGAACCTTTCTCAAACTTGATATCCTGGTTGAAGGTAAATTCCTTAACAGCATCGATCTTCTGATAACCAGCATCCCTAATATAGTATTTTGGAAGGACAATCGGATCTAGGATCAGTTTTCTACCCAAAGGAGTAGGAATAGTAGATGTCTTAGTCTCGTAAGTAAATCTATCGGTTACAAAGTTGAAAGTGCCAGGTGCTAGTGTAGATGTTACATCAGAGTAGTCAAGAATCTGTAAACCAGAAGAACCAACCGACCAGATTGTGATTACAGGGTTAGAAATCGTATTTACATTGATACCCGCAGTTCCAGCGTCAATGTCCTCAATACGCAGGTTCTCGCCGCTTCTGGTGGCGCTGGTGGGGGTATATGTACCTCTCTTGCTATGCAGTCTATCGAACTTGATTAGTTCAATGCTACTATCAGCAGAAGTGATTCTATACCTCTCAGTAGGCAGTGTGAATGATGCAGTAGTGTATACTGCCTTAGGATCAACGATAAGATCATCGATATTACCAAGGAAGCAGTTAGCAGTAGCAGGAGATGCAACCTCAGCACCAACATACAAATCATTCAGTACGATGTTCTCAGTGGTTGTTGTAGTGGCAACAATGACACCATCGAAGTAACATGAGTATACATATGAACCCAAGGAAGGTTCTTCCTTAACAAATGCAATATGATGCCAATTATTGTCAGACAATGCTGCCCAATAAGTAGAACCAACAGACCATATTGTGGTAGTGGCAGCACCAGCAGGAGTTAGTTGCAATGCGACCTTACCATAGTTAGCAAGACCCGAATTACCTTCAATCGTGAAACGAACGGTTCCACCAGTGTCAGCAACTGCTGTAATCATCTCAACAGTAGCATTACTGCTGTCATGGGCAGAATCCATCTGAACCCACATACCAACAGTCCAGTCAGTAGTGATATTCAAGTCTTCCCACTGAATACGGTTAAGAGCAGTGAAATCTAATGATCCAGAACCAAACTTATAGTCAGTAGTATCATGTGCAGCGTTAGCAGCATTCAAAACTGTGATTGTAGGAATACCTTGCTTAGTTGAGTCTTCAACCAAGTTAGCAGCATTCTCAAAGCGATGAACAATGGTTTGATCGGGATTTTGAGTATTGCAACTCAGAATGATGTCACCAGAGTTATCAACAGCATGAGTATGTGTTGTAAATCCAATATCGGTAGCAGTCTTCCAAACATCAGACTGATTTAGCAGTGTTCCATCATATTTGAAACTTGCAATGTTAGCAGTCAGGTTATTATCTTCATATTTGATCTCTGTGACCACGTTAATGTTGCCAAAGATGTCAAGAGTGATGCCAGCATGTTTAATAGACTCAAATGGCACTGTTGGTGCCATAATCTTGGAGAATTGCCATTCTGGACTTGCAACCACCAGTTTGATCTGTGACATTGCAATCTTGAAGAATGCAACACCATAATTCTTGGTGCCATTCCACATATTACATACAAAGAACAGATCATCGTACTCATCAAGCACAAACTGTGGATTTTGTACGTCACCACCAGAAATTGCAAGACGTTTGACATATGTGAATTCGATGTTTGCACCATCGTACTCCATTTCACCAAACAACAGATCATTGTTGTCTTTATCAATACCAGCAAAGACAAGTTTGTTGTCACCGATGAAATACAGTTGATACATCTGCTCACCTTCGGCATCCGAAGCAAACTTACGTTTCTCGATCAGATCACCGAAACTATTCAGTTGAATGATCCAAATATCATCAGGATCAGGTGAGTTGGTATCTGTCCAACCACAGATATACACACGTTGGTCTGCATCTAGATAGATGTCACCAGCATAGTCACGACGAGTAGAACCAGATACACCAGCGATTTCTTTCTGCCATCTAACAATGCCTTCTGGATTGTTAGCATTATCAAGACCAGATTCATACTTGGCAACTAAAATATCAGGATTACGGTTTGCAGTTCCCTGAGATTCAGTTTCACCAATCAGATAAATGAGATCATTCTCTTCACTAGTCTCATCCAGATACATCTTCTTCCAACGTGCCACCTTAATAGATGTACTAGGAAGTAAAGTTCTATCCCAAACAACATTACCTAGGTCGTTGAATTTAGCAACGAATGCTGCTGATTCGCCATTAGGTTTTGTAATTTCACCACAGATGTATAGGTTACGCTCTGCTGATACAATAGAGTCGGTGATCTCAAACTTACAGTCTGCACTTTCAGCAAATGAAGTGGACCAGTAATAAGTCTTCTTGAATCTCTGTGGGTGTGAAACTCTGATCTGAGGAGAATTCTCAGTATCATAATTAAATCCAGAGTTGATGATATTAACAGTATCAACCTTACCAGTAGTAAGATCTAGTACAATATCAAGTTCAACGTCTTGTCCAGACGGTGTAATGATTTCATAAGATGGTGGAATGGACTCATTATAACCAATACCAGTTTGTGATACCGAAATGGAGTCAATGCCTGTAACCACAGACATGTAGAATCTCTTATTGGTATTCTCAGTGATGACCCTAGAACTGACGATGATCTCGTCCTGTCCAATTAGTTCGTGGTCTGTTGATGTTGTGATTTTGCCGTAGGGGATGTCGTTGATGACTTCCTTACTATATGCTGCAATACTAGCACCCTGAACAGACTCGACTTGTGCAGAGGCACCAAAACCATCTGTTCCAGTATTGTCGAAAAATAGTGTATCGTTAACTTGATAGGAAATACCAGAATTTTCAATAACAAACCCATCGATCTGAGCATTCTCAAATTTCGTTGTTGTCTCAACTTCAATATCGACTCTGGATTCTGTCGATACTCTTGGGAAATAATCATAGATTTGAAGTGCCGCCTCCTCGGTCATCACCTGATCTGTGGCAATTTCAGCAGGAGAAATGATACCATCATTATCTATGTCAGAAGTTTCAAAAAGGATAAGGTCTCCTTCCTTCTCTGTAACCAGTTGATCTGACTGTTGGTTGGGTTGACGCTCAATGTCGATGTCAACTTCTTCATATGGATCTCTAAAACGAGACACATCCTGAGGGATGTTCTCTTGTACTGCACTCTGACTCAGGTTCCAAGTATCAACAATTGAGTTGAACTCAGGACCGATGATGTAAGGGAATACTGGAAGACCTGCTTCTGATGCATCAATTGTGATGAAGTAGCAATATGTACCATCAGGATAATCAGGAGTCTTACAGAAACGACCGTTGTATGGGTCTAGATCTCCTTCTTGGAATGCATACTCATAGTCATCAACAAACTGTCCAGCAGGATAGTCAGCAAGTATAGGACCATCAATACGAGCAGGTGTTGGGTTTGTATCAATATCATAAACTACATTAGTTTTCAGTCTATAAGAAGAACGCATTCTTCTGATACCACCGTTCTGATCAGTAGGATCGATGTAACCGTAAGGTCCATAGATTGGGTTACCATCAAACGCCCAACCCAGAATGGGTGAGTGTGAAATAGCAGCACCAGTCTCAGTACCTTCTTCTTTGAAGGTATTGGTTTCGGGATCAAGGATTACGTTGTCGCCAACCACATAACGGAGTTCTTTGGGGTCAGATACGTGTGCATACTCACCGCCATACTGGTTATTGAATCCAGTAAAGACATAACCACGAGCAATGTCATACTTAGTGCTGAGGTTATACTCTAAGTTCTTATTCCATTGGAACACATTTGCATTGAATGTTGCAAGTTGTCCAACTGCTTCCATACGGACAGTAGTGTTACCCTGAGTATATCCAACACCTTTGTTAGTGATACTGACTGAGATAACCTTACCTTTGTCTTCACCAAGAGTGCCGATAACAGCAGTTGCCTTAGCACCAAAACCATCGCCATTGATGAATACGGTAGGAGCAGTAGTATACCCATCGCCAGAGTTAATGATAGCAACAGATACAATACGACCATTAATAACAATGGGTTGTGCCAAAGCACCTTCACCAGAGTTCAGTTTCAGTGTTGGTGTAGAAGTATATCCAGTTCCTCTGGATAGGATGTTAACACCAGAAATAGAACCACGAACTTGTGCAATTGCAGTAGCACCAGAACCACCACCACCAGTGATGGAGATTGTAGGTTGTGATGTATACCCTGTACCAGGGTTACCCACCAAGACACGAGTTACACGACCGTTTGTCACAACTGCTTGTGCAGTAGCACCTGAACCACCACCACCAACGATTGAGATCAAAGGTTGTGTAGTATATCCAGATCCTTGGGTGAGTACATCAACTGTACTCAAAGAACCATTAACAATGACTGATGCAACAGCACCTGAACCACCACCACCAGTAATTTCTAGTGTAGGTGTAGAACCAGCATCATACTCTTCGCCAACGTTGGTAATATCGATACCAGTAAGAGGACCGAAGGTTACAAACTCCTGATCCTTGTAACCCCATGCAGATACACCATTAACCCATGCACCAATTGGTGTATTGGGTGATACCGTAGTTCTAGTTGAAACTGTATTGACAGTTCTGGGGAATCTCAGCAGTTTACGCTGGTTACCAGGGATAAGTGCAGATCCACTGAAAGGACCGACCTTATAGTTGGGTAGACCTGATGCTGCAACGTAAACATAGTCATTATTGAAGAATGAGTTCTGTACGTTAGAGGTAAACAGAGAGATCACTTCGTTGATCGTGCTCTGAGTAGACTTACCTCTGTTTAGGTCAACAGATAGAAGGATATTACCTTGTGGTTCGATATCTGTTGGTACTGGAATCAGATAAGAGAATGTAAAGTCGTCAAGACGAGCAGTAACTTCAAATGTACCATTATATACAGCAGGGTTTGCACCATAGAGGGTAACAGTGTCCTCAACTAGCAAACCATGTGGGTTTTCGCAAGTTACGGTTGCAGTTCTGTTCAAACCACCAGGAATGATCTGAGAAACCTTAATAAGTTTCTTAACGTTGTACAACCAGGATTGTAGACGCTCATCTTGGTCGGTAGAACCCAATGCAGCAACATTTAGTTTGTCACCAGGCAGATAATAGGAACCACTATCTTCGAGAACAGTAGTTCCTGCTTCTGCAATACCCAGAATGCGAAGTTGTACTTCTGTATCTTGTCCACGGTTGGCATATACGAAAATATCAGAATGAATGATTGTACCAGGGTCCCAATCCTCTACAACGCCGTTTTTGGAGCGAGTACACTCAATAAATTGGTTTAGTGACTTATCTTTATACTGTACAATCTCATTATCATCAATAATGATGGTACCGTTCTTTTCTGGCCATCCAATAGTGGAGTCAACAGTAATAATACCACCAGTAGTGTCTAATGGTTCTACAAGAACTGTTTTATATGGAATCTTGAATTCGCCATTCAGTGTTTCCTCTGAAATTGCCAATTCATAGATAATATCCGTACCTTCGATGATGGAGATGACGTTTTCGATCAGAACTGACGCATCTTTGATATTCTGGTCAACTGCATCCGCAACCTGCACCAACTGAGAGTCTTTCAGGTTTGCTGGATCACCAGAAATCAATTCTGCACGCAAAATGGTGTCAACAACCCAAGATGCAGCAGAAGGGGTGATCATCTCATCCCTAGGATAGTAAACATCGATCTCTTCACCGAAGAGAATCTTAAATAGGTACTGCGTTGCTTTTTTGGTACCCTTAGACAGGTAAAAGTCCTTAATCTTCTTAATAACCAGTACAGGATTAACCTGAGAGTAGTCAAGATTGATTGTGGGCATGTATTGACGACGGAACTTGTCGAATACTTGCTTAATGATCATACTGTCAAGGTTATTGACAATAGATTCAGCAGGGTGACTGCTTTGAGTCAGTTGACTCTCTTTTGCATAGATCTGGTTAGAGAAATTGTCGAAAGTTGCAACATCAGATACACCACGAGCACATCCAGTCAGTGCTGATGGTTCATATTTACGTCCAGCAGACAAAATAGTGAAACCAGTCACTTCACCGAATCCAACATCACAAGATGCTTGTGCAGAAGCGGGAGATGCGATGTAAACCTTAGGTGGTTGGGTATCAGAATACCCAGTACCAAAGTTAACGATGTTGATATCAGTAATCTCACCGTTGAAGATGGTTGCTACTGCCTCAGCACCAGTACCACCAATAGGTTCGTTCAATGGACCCTTACGATCGTCCACAATGTACACAGAAGGTGCATCTAAGTAACCTTTACCGCCAGTCAGCAAATTGATGTTAGTTACATTGCCGTTCGCAACGGTGATATCAAGCACCTGTGCGCCCACTGGTTGGATGATACGCGCCCTTGGGGGTGTAGTATACCCTCTACCCCTATTAGTGATAGTTACGGATACAATCTGTCCATTAGGAGCAACGGTACAGGTAGCAGCAGCATTGATACCACCGTCAGGTGCAGCATCAATGTAGATTTCAGGAGGATTGCTATAACCAATACCACCCTGAGTCACAGCGATAGATGCTGGAACCAAACGACCCTCAGAATCAATCTCAGGATCACTGATTACAGCACCATCAGGATTTAAGAATGTAATTGCAGGAATGAAATCATAACCAGAACCTGAGTTAGTGATTTCGATGCTGGACACCATACCAGTGTCATCATCAACATTGATTTCTGCTGTTGCTTGTGATCCGTTGATCAAATCCGATGGTGGAGTGATTTTCAGAACAGGTGGGTTATATGAAGTGTAACCCTGACCACCTCTAATCAACTGGGAATCTTTGATACCGTTAACTAGGGTTCTACCTGCTGATGCTTCACCAACACCAGTCGATGAGTAGATTGATAGTTTGGGTGCAAAATTGAGTTGATAACCTTTACCACCATCTTTGATGATGATCTTATCAATTTCACCACTAGCACCAACTCTGGTAACTGCACTAGCACCACTACCCACAGTTGGGGAAACATATTCAATAGAGCGGATATGGAATGTATCCTGATTTGAAATATTTACAAAGAACTTAATTTTTGTGTTGTTGTCCGTCAACACATAGTCCAGATAAGGACGTTGAAGGACAGCATTCCTATTGATGATCAGACCGATCTCAGCAATAGGAGAATATGGTAAAGAATCATACTCCATCGTCGTGGAGTCGAGACCCACTAGGTCATCGATGGGGGGAATCACCAGATCCTTGATTACAGAATCCGCAAATCCAACATAATACAGAATTTGTGTAAGTTCTACCTGATCATTACCCGTTTTTGCGCGGGGTGGGACTGTCAGAGTGATCTCACTACCAGAAACAGTGTAATCAACCTGAGGAATTAGCAGATCACCATAAATTGTTACCGCAAGGTGATCGGCAGATACGGCAGATACAGGAGTACCTAAGAATTTTAACGGGAATGTAGTTCTTGCACCGTCAAACAGTTCCCAAGGTGATTCTAATGCTTGTCTTTTCTTATTGAACTCTTCAAGAGAAATGCCAGGTGTCAGAATAGCATCTGGACCACGAACGGTCTCATCATAATAGATGATCTCGTTATCGATCATCACAGAACCCTTGCTAGGCAAGAATCCATCAATTTGTTCTACTTCAATGATCTCATCATAAATCCCAACTTCCTTAATCAAGGATGTTGACGATGTAAGAATCTTCTGATCATACTCGTCTAAGTCGAGATACTTAATAAGATTATTAAGTACGTTATATGGGCGACCTGTCTTTTCCTGAGATTTATAGTATTCAATCAGGAAATTGACAAGTTGCTCATCTTCGTTTCGGATGAATTCTGGGAGTTGATTAGCAACTCTGTCAGAAATGTTGATCGTTTTTGCGAACATTTATCTCTTAGAAACAGGAGTCCAGTTCTGGATACGAGAACGTTCCAGTGGGGTACGTGATTGTATTTATGTTGCTACCACCGTAGTTCCATCCGCCAAAACTGAATGGATCGAAGGCATCAACAGCACCAGGATTAGTGTTGATATCCCTTGGGAACACTTTGGGGTCGAAGATTGTGGGGTCAACGCCAGGTGGGATTGTAATAGGTCCAGTAGAAGGTAAAACTACAACAGGAATCCTATTTGTACCATCAGGTGTATCACCTACATTGATAGGGCCAACACAAACAATACCATTTTCATAATCCACAGTTCCAACTAAATCGTTAAGAACCACTTCTTTCTCATTTCTGTTGGTGACCATCATCAAGTTACCAAGACCATCATCTCTGATGTTCACAGGAACAAGAGTTGCTGTTTGGGCAATCTGGGAGTTTGCAACAACTTCTTCTAAATTAGTATTACCACCAGCAACTGGGTTGCTAACGGTAGTGCCAGTAATAAGAGATCCTGCTGCTTCACCAGCACCAATCAGGTCAGCAACCTCTTCGGTATACCCAGTGGCATAGAATGTTCCACTCTTAACAGCAGCGAACTTGGGTTTACAAGAACCACCATCGCCACCACCTGGATCGCCATCACCACCTCTATAATTCGGATCAGGTTGACATGTACCATTCACACAGATCTGACCTTCTGGACAATCAGCAGTAGTAGAACATGGAGTACCACCACCATTCGGATCATCTTGACATCTGCCATCGATACAGACTTGCCCAGGAGGACAGTCAGCAGTAGTAGAGCATGGGGTGCCATCACCCCCACCAGACCCACCAGGATCGCCTCCACCGCCACCGTAATCGTTCGGGTTAGTGATTGGGTTGTTGAAGTCTAAACACTGTGAGAATTGATTTCCAAAGGTGAACTGATCAAGGTTCTGACCCATGGTCATTTGGGTTGTAGTACCACTGATAGCAGAATCGGAAGAGTCCACCATAGCGTTGAACTTTGATGGTTCTAGACGCCCAGAGAATCTACTATCACGCTCCTGAGAGTTAAATCTATCGACAGACCTCAGTACCTGAGCAGCCAGTTCATTAGATGACCTAGGTGTATTGTTGCCGTTGTAGGCAAGATGAATAGTAGGTGATATGTAGAAGATTCTTGGATCAACGATCTCAGGTTGGATCGATGCCATAGAGTAATCAAGTAACTGGTTCTTGATCCTCTTCTTAGTAGTGTTGTTAAGGTTAACACCACTCTTTGTTCTTACAGCAACGTAAACTTTGCCATATTGTGGTGGATTTAGTTTCTCACCACCGTATGCAGTCACTGATGCTGCCTGTGGATACAGTTCAGACACCAAATATGCGTAGTCACCTTCGGTAACTGCTCTATTCTGTACTGAGAATGACTTCGGAGCGCGATATTTGACTGTTAATGCATTCTCTCGTGCCTGACCATCCGCAGATGTCTCAATAGTTGTCAATTCAATCGCCTGAGGGAGGATTGGACGACCCACAGAGTCCGATGCACGCCCAATAAACCCAAATTTCTTCGCACCATTCGCTTGTTCACCGTCAGTATCAAGATATTGTACGGTGATGTACTCATTATCGATCAATTTACGACCAAGTACACCATCACCAAAGGTAATTTTGTATCTAAGGTCCTCAGTTTCCTCTAAAAAGTAATTTCTTGACGTTGATTCAAGCGTAGTTACGTTATTTGCCAGAGAATATTCATCAACTTCCACAGATTGCTCGTTTGGACGAACAAAAACCTTCATTCTCTCCGTATCTACGTCTTCTGATGGGATGACATACTCCGCTTTCTTTGTATCATCAACAGTAAAACTGTATTGAAGCAGATTTCCTTGATATACCAGCATCTTGTTGAAGGTTGCCAGACCAGTAGACTGATCAACGCTCGCTTCTACATCAGAAAGTAAAGAAAATATGTAAGAATCGCCATCAACCTTGGCAACAAATGCATCACCTTTCTTAATTGTTACAGTTGATGGGAAAGATTGATCACCAGGGAGCAAAGTTGCTTTGGTTGTCATCCCAATACACGCTCTTGATCCTTTTTTAGACCTAGGAGTGTAACCAATTTGCTTTGCAATCCTAACAATGTTATCTCTAACAGTTGCAGATTCCAAAAATGCCTCGTTCATCGACATGTTTGCCGTAAACGAAGCGTAATAAGTGTTATATGCTAAAATATCAATGAGATACGAAGACGCAGAACCTTCAAAATCATAATCTGTGAACTCTTTTCTTGTTCTCAGGTACGATCTGATAGATTCTTTGATCTCAAAGAAGTCTAGTGACGTTAATTCTGATGGTAGTGCTGCCATTTTAGGTGCGTTCTAATAGAAATTCGATAGTTTGAACAAGTTCTTCACCAACGATGCGATACTCAATGCTCACATCAAGAGCATCTTCACTGTCTGAGAGAATCACATCCACTGTTTCGACTGTTACACGAGGTTCCAGTCTCTCAATGGTATTTCTAATTTCGTCTTTCAGGTCTTCTGCTGAGAAAACGTCGAACGGTTCAAACAAAAGACCTGTAACGCGGGACCCAATCTCCATTTGAAAGGGTCTCTCTCCAAATTGTGTCATGATAAGATTCCGAACTGACTGCTTAATAGCATTTTCATTAGTAACTGCCCCAAAATCTTCCGTATTCGGATTCATATTGAAGGATACAGAGAAATCTTTGTACCCTCGGGACAGGAATTGTTCAGATCGGAACCGATAACGTGCCAATTTTCTGATTTATATCAGTGTTCTTGTTTATTTATAGGTTCAACAGGAGGATTATATTTCAAAAACTCCCTGAAAGTCATTTTCATCTCCCGTTCTGTCATTCCACAATGTTTGGCAGCGTGTGGAAGGTTCATTGTGGCACGATACAGTGCCACATTTGACTCTTTGACGAGTTCGGGAGTGGTGACTACCTTATCTTCCTTGACCTCTGTACCTCTTTTGCTTACCATTTCGTGATGTTGCGCTAAGTTTAGTGTTTTGTGATGCTCCCTGACGGGTTGTTTTAGGTTGTGATGGGATAAAGTTACCACCAGCAAGTCCTGTCGTTGATCTCTTTGCCATTATGCTCCTATGGGGACCCTAAGATGATAGCACATTTGGTGATCCATACGCAACCACACTGTTACAGGGGTATGACCACCCCATCCAACCAGGTGTTCCTACACCAAGTGGATCCAAAACGCGAGCCACTGGTAGTTTTGCAGCAAACACAGTCAGTGTTGATGTGAAAGCGAATCGAACATGACCAATTCCAGCGTTATCTTCAATCGTTAAGTTTGAACATGGGATAGGAGTAGGTACAGGACACAATCCTTTGCTACATGGACACAGATAAATGATAATATTTGTGCAAGTTGAGATGTGTGGTGTGAATACATCACCAAAAGTCATACAAGGAAGACCGTTGATGAGTACAGTTGCCTTGATAGCACTCAGTGGACTGATCGGAATTAGAGGAGTAGGGGGCCACCAACATGTCCATTCCTTAATAACGATACTGTAAGGGATGGGAGGTGTCTTACAGGGTTGCACAGAGTGGACTGTGGGGGGTATACAGATGCCATGTCCTGAGTCAGGTAGTCCTGTGATAGGTGCAACTGGTAGTAGTAGTCCGAATGCCATGATTAACCGTTAAATAAATTGTCTGTGTCCGTAGAGAAATCCGATATCCTTGTATTCAAATCATCCTCAAAACTGTAATCCTCATCAATGAAGTCCTTGTATGTATCATCTTCAAATTCAATATCTCTGAGAGAACTATATTTATTTTTAAGTAACTCTTTATCAGCAGGATCATGAGATGATAAATGTATTTTCCTGAGTGGTGCTGGTGGATTTGGTTGTACAACTTCATTCCTTTCATTAAAGATACCTCCTCCACATTCATCAAAGAATGGATTACCCATATTTCTAGCAGTTTGACCAAACGTGATAGTTGATCCTGCACTCCAATTCTTAATAGTCATAACACCAGCGTATGGTCCCATAATCATACCAAGTTGATTCATTTGATATGGATCAATAGCGATTGATAAGTCATTCACAAATTCTAATGCAAACTCATTTGATGCTGGTGAATTGGCATTACCACTACCATATAGAAGGAGATACAAGTAGAAGACAGGATATAGACATGTGACACCAGCACCAAACCCTTGATAGATACCTACCGATCCATCATTCCTCTGTTCCCAGAAAGTTTGACCAGGTGTTTTTCCTTGTGTTTGATTATTACCTGTTCCCAGAGGGTAATAGGAACCATAGACATCTAAGACACCATTAGGGTTTCCATTGCCGCTAGAACGCCTTACATAGGTGTCCCAGCACTCTTCTGCTGGCATACCACCTTGCAGTCGTTTGATGGATGCTGTGTAGTACACATTACTATTGTTAGTTTGACCAGCAGCAGCAAGAACCGTTGATGTACTTGTAGATGTCGATCCATCTTCATTTGTTGTAGTAGTGGTTGTAGTGTCGAATCTATCAGGAGTAGTATATGTTAATGATCGAGTTCGATATGATTCGATGTTCTCTCCTAACCACACAGATAACTGTGTGAGTTCTGAGTAGTCTGCATGTTGCCAGTCATACGTATTCTCATCTAAACCAATAGGAACAAATACTACATCATTACCACCAGAAGGATCCCAGTAGCATCTACCCTCCACAGAACCAGTAATACCAGATTGGGCACCAACCATCGCCCCAGTGATGTTACGAGTACACTTCCAGCAATTCTTATTATCTACTCCACCACTAGTTACAGGACGTGGTTTAGTAACGGATGGTTGATCAAGTTTATGCATCCATGCCATGAAGTTCTCACCATCGGGTCCAATGGTTTTACCACGAGTAGAAAGAGTTACTTTGAAAGCACCATTGTCACCCTTGGATGCACAATACTTATAAACAATGAAACCAAATGCTTTGCCAGTTTCTTCATCCAGATATGGACAAGGTAGATCCTTGAACCTAGTTACATTGTAGAACTTAGGTTGTGGAATAACAATACACTCCTGACCATTGTTCCACCCATAGAAGTCACTGAGTTTATCCATCTCACCATCTGCTGCCTTCGCTGCTATCGTTGCCTCAGAGTAAGTAGTCTGGAACATCTGAGCAAATGCTGTACTGTTCTTAACCAGAAACTCAAAGTCATCTTCATTAGGTAATGCAGCAGTTGCTAACCTAGGTACAGTGATCTTAACACACTCCTTAGGAATGCCTTGACATAGTGCAGTTTTCTCTACTTCATCAATCTCACCAATTTTAATATAACCAGTTGGATACGTAGCATTGAAACCATTCATCATGGTCTGCATACTCTTCAACGTACCATCATCCAAGACACCCAGTTGACTAGTATTCAAGTCACTCTTTTCTGCAACTGCTTCTTTAAGTGATTTGGTTTTTATTTCACTCGAACGGAATCGACCAGTCTTAGGATCGATATCTGATTTTCTTATATTCTCAACTCTCTTCTCAGGTGAGACAGTTTCCTTGAATGCTTTCTGCCCCTTCTTGGTATTGGGACCTCGCATCTTATACTCTTCTTCCTCAACCTCTGCCACAAAGATTCTAGGAGGATTGTCTGGATCAGGATCATAACCTGAACCACGATCTACAATAGTAATTTCTTGAATAGCACCATTAGCATCAAGTTTACTAACTTCAAGTTTAGCAGGTTTCATCAAACGACGCCTACGATCCTCACTACTAGTTGTCTTTAATTTCTTATCACGAATTGATATTGATGTGAGAGTGGTTTGCTTCTCATCTTCATCCATACCTTCAATCTTCACATCAGAGTTAGATGCATAGGGATAATCATTCTCCCTCTTCTGCATTCTCTTTTTA